TCACGGTATATAGATTAACACCCATTTCGTTTGCTATAGCTCCTGCCATAGTGGTTTTACCCAACCCTGGAGGTCCGTCAATTAGAACATGCGGCAAATATCCGTTGGTGTTTTTACATCCGTTAATCATGATTTTCAATCTGTTGACAGTATCAGATTGGCCTATCACATCATCAAATGTTGTTGGTCTAATATTATTTGACATTACTGCTTTCTCCAAATTTAGTTAGAACACACTTAATTAAGTCTTCACAAGTTGTAAAATTTTGTTTTTCACAAGCACTAGATATTAAACCATCGGCTTCTGTTTTAGAAAATCCATAATTCAATAGCACATCTCTTGTTTCGTTAACCAGACTACTATTTTCAATAGCTGAACCACCTGGTTGTGCTGTACTGTTTTTTTTGTGTTTCTTGATATGCTTTATAGATATAGATTCTACTGTTTTAACTTTAAGGGTTTCGTCACATCTACAGACTATTACAAATTTAGGATGTTTTGCTTCCTTAAACGAAACCCAATGCTCTTGTAGACAATTGTGGCATATGTATTTGATATACCCCTCAATATCTACAGGTCTAAGTTTTTTCTTTTTTGTTATCATCTTCTATCCAAAATATAAAGTCGTTTTTTTCGCTATCGTAACCTGTTTGAATTACGCCTTTATTTGCTAATGAGTTAAGTATATTACTTACCAATCTAGAATTAATATCTTCTATAATTTCCATCAATATGCTGTCATTAATATAGTATTTAATTATTGTGTTTCTTTTTTTTCTTTTGGCCTTTTGCTGAATAATAGATGCACACTCTTCAAATGTTAACAGTTCATTCATTTCTGTTACTTCTTCTGGTGTTAAATCTGATAACATCGTTGATATGATGTCTTCATTATTATTTTCTCCAAGATTTTTAAAAACTAGTTGTCTTGAACTGTTTACAAAACCTTCGAAGTCTTCTATGATAAACCATTCGCTTTTATTATTCATAATTAATTGAGTATATCGAAGATACCTCTGTAATAATGTGGTTGTTTAATAAAATATGCCGCATGATTTGCTAAATGGTCTATGTATTCGGATTGTATCGGATCGCTTACGAAATATTTCTTTTTCCATATTGCAGCTCCATCATAGTTATTCCCCAAATACTGGTAGGATTTGTTGTCCTTGCCAGTATTGGAGAAGTAACTATTCACAGGAAACTTTTTTATCGGAAATCCCGGCACGACAGTTGGAGTATACCATACGTTTGGAGAAGATTCAACCACGTCCTTCATTGCTTCATACAGCCACTTACCCCAAGCGTCCCAAGCCTTTTCGTCAAACTTAAAATACTTTTTGTACATATCTTCATTTGGATAGTATTTGTCATCATCGTAATCGTCTTCGCTATATGGCTCATCAATATCTGACATTAAAAATCTCCATGCTGGGCCACGGGGCATCCTAGACTACTCTATTATACCCCGTAGTCTCACAAGTATCAACCGATACAGAATTCGTCACTAAGTTTATTTGCCAGCTCCTTTGCTGCACTACTTAGAAATCTATTATTGCTAAAGTACAGAGGTGTAGACACTTGATTAAGGAACTCCACGACCGTTTTTAAAAGTTTGGTCTGTGACCCATCAAGGTTTAAATCCTCGTCAGGCAACGCAACGTCAGCGGTGCTGGTTGCTGATACGGGCATGGGATCGCCGTAGGCACGGTAGACCATATCGTTAGCCTGAGCATCACTCACCGTCCCCATAATGTGCTTGGCCTGATTCATCAGTTGATCATTTCTCAAATCGTTTAGAATTTGACTAGCAACATTCGCTGATACTGGTACGCCATTAGTGTCAGACTGCTTATAAGCCTTAGCATATCCCTTATACCATTCATCACTACACTTTTCAGGAATGATATTTAGCGTGGCCGGCTGGCCAGTAAGAGCAGACTTTAGATCGGCCACATTAATTGGTTGACCAGTACTGCCGGGAAGGATACTCGTAAAGTAAGGAGCTTTCTTTTCCCAGCCCTTACGCCACCAAGTATAAGGAACACGATAAATCTGATTAGCTTTAATCGCTCGTGGATCGCCGCCAAAATAATTTACCAGCTTCTTTTGAAGACCATTCCAGAAAGTCTTATTGTTGCCAACAATCTTTCTACTAGCATCGTCAAAAAGCCAATAGCATTGATAGCCATTACGAGTATCTACAACCCAACTTGGCTTAACAGGAAAATCATTAATCTTTTCCAAGAAACGCTTTTTGTGTTGCATAACTACACTGGGTTTGAAATAATTGCCTTCATTATCACGACCAGCATCCATATCGCAAAAGCAACAAGTAAACTGATTGATGACATAAAGTTTACGGCCACCATTTACATAGAAGTACACATCAGCGCTTTGATCAACATTGGCTGTTAATGCTTCTTGGATGTCGTATGTGTGATTCATACTGCTAATCTTCTTACGAGGATTGCCATTATAACAAAAGATGTGTTTTTGCTTAAAAGAATCCAAAAACCTAGTTTGTGTTGAAGAAAACACGCTATCATAGGAATTATTCTGTTGAGCAAAAGGATTGAACCCAAGATTATCTTTAAACATTTTTCTACCTCAAACTTCCTGCGAATAATATGATTGGGATACTAAACACTAGCATCAAAAGCAATCAAAAAAGATGATTATGGAATCGAACCATAAGATTCTGTCGAGTGGTCTCCTAGACTTTATTTGTGGAATCGAACCACCACTCTGTCGAACCTGTCACCTAACATCATCTTCGTCCTAGACTCTTTCGAGTCTAAAATTCTAAATCAGCTATAAGAACCATACTCATCATAATCGTCGTCTTCATCGTGTGATGTCATACGAATATCTTCTGGATCGTCCTCGTAGTCTTCATCCTCATCGTCATAACGATCCCAGTAAGCGTCATCGTACTCATCGTACAAATCTTCTTCGTCTTCGTTATATTCATCTTCGGCAAACTCGCTCTTGTAAAGAGGCTTGAGCAATTCGCCCTGATATTCTCCGACTACCTCATATCGACAGGTACGAAGTTTCTCGCAATTACAATCGCTAGGTACACTGACTACATCCTTCGGATTGATCTTGACTATCATAATATGATCACCATAATCAGCATTACCATAATTAGCAACATAGTTCAACGCACCAGCATGAAGACCATTAGAGCATCCTCTAGCACGATCATCGTCTACCTTTGCTCGTCGCATTTCGCAAACCTGACCAACACGATTATCAAATGTACCAGCATACTTATCCTTATAATCACTGCGAACAGCCTTGTATGCTAGGAAATGTCCGTCCTCAGTAATCGGCAGATGTTCATGCTCCAAGAAATCGTACAGTTCCTTTTGACTCTGCATACTTGGATTCTCCATAAGATTATTCAGGAAATTTACAAGAGGCTGAAAAGGCAGACCCTTGCTCATAAACTCCAGAATACGCTTACTGATACTACCATGAACTTCCTCGCCATCAAACATTACCTTGCCGTTCTTAACCTCCACAAGACCGTCGCTAAAATTGCTAACAGCCTTTTCAATATCGACCAACTCTGCCAATTCGTCATTGGTAGCGGTTGGTAGTGCCTCCAGAATCAATCGATAATTAATATGATCTGGAAGAACCTGATGAGCCTTATTATTAAGGATCAGCGTCAAATTACCATCAACCCACATAAACGGAACACTCATTTTTATTCTCCTGTTTTCCTGTGAAATTATTTAACCATACCACCCAAAAGATTTCTCATTTCTGCGATTTTGTCTTCACCCAAAGTCTTAAACCATTCTGGAGCCCCATAATAAGTGTTATGATGCATCAGCATTGGGTTGCTGGAAATCTGATCCAGACTCGACTCATTGCTATTGAAGACCACACCAACAATATACTTCATCATCGCCACCTTGTCAACCTCAACTTTAAGATTTTTTCTGAGTTGCGTCATGGACGGCATACTCTTAATGAAATCTTCACCTTGCTTTGACTTGACAACAATACTAGACGTATAATCTTCGTCATACAATGACGTTATATGATATTTGAGAGTCAGAAAGTCAGCATGAGATTGCTTGGCTTTCTCTGGATCAATACCATTCAAATTATGCTTCTCAAGAATCTCGGCCATAACAGCATAATATTCAGCTTTCGTACAAAACCTCATGTCAAAGTTGTTATGCATAATCCTGGCAAAGAAATTGTATATCATCCACTTATCAAGTTGATCACAAAGAGTTGTGCCACCGATATAGTTCTTGTAGTTTATGCCGAAGATATTAATTAGCTCCGTTGCGATCTTGCGATCACTCTTAACTCTATTGTAGTAATAGCGATCAGTTTTGTTTTCTTCAGCATCATACTGCTCTGTGCAATACTGTACAATATCTTTGTATACCGATACTTTGTCACAGAGTTTTTGCATAGACTTCTTAAGCTGTGGTTTAAACCAATCATTAAAATCCACCAGATCATAACCTTGCTTACGCAGTTTTTCCACGGAACTTTGCTTGATCGCAAAAATGTTTTGACTATCAAACAACTTGTTCAGACTATGTTTCTGATCTTTCATAATCCCAGTAATCTCAGAAATAGTTGGATAGTTTTGTGGAACAGCATATCGAATAATAGGAAGATAAATGATAGTTTCATCTTCAAGATCATTCAACATATCTTCTCCCAGTTCACGCAGATAAGAAGAATCGTTCAAGTCTTTTCCTTGCAATACATTCTTATTCTTTGCGTCTGGAGATGCCGACAGGATAAAGATTTCGTCAGCACTAATTTGCCCGGTCTTATCTCTTGTCTTACTACGAGTTCCAGTTTGAAGTAGACTACGATAATCTGAGACATTTATTACATTTGATTCTCCACCGATATCATTGATAAGATTATCAAAACCTTCAGTAGAATCTTCTGGAGTATCACTGTCCACCATAAGATAGGCATAACAATCATTTTGATTACAATATCTGGTTACGATCTTCTTGGCGGTTTCGGCACTCTTAACATCACACCTGAAGAATACCATCTTGCCGCTCTTTTTCGCACCAGACCAATAGTATTCTGGAACTCCTTGCAGAGTTTGATAGTGAATCTTGTCTGTCAGATAAACCATCCTACGAGAGCGATAGCCAGCACTTCTAAAGTTAAAGGCATACAACTGCTTACTCTTTTTAAAAGTGTACTCAAGGTCTTTGCCGCTTTGCAATTCGTGAACTTTTCCACTAGGATCAGTCCAAGAAGCACCAGCAGTCCAACCACCAGCAAGATCACTAAGGTTATAATAGGTAGTATAAGCATCAATAAGGTTCGTACACTGCTCAAGTTTCTTGCTCATATCTTCCTTGAGTTGAAGATAAATGTCTTGAGTACGATCACGCAGAACTTTAATTACATTCTTAGTGTACTGCAATCCCTCACGACTAACATCCATCTCAAGTTCACCAATATTAAATTGGATTTCAAGATACAGACCAGAGTTCAGAATCTCTCTGACTAGATTCTTCCAGTGATTGACATCTGCCTTCTTGAAGGTACGGTTCCATTTTTGGATAGCATCATTACTCTGCTCTTGTTCTTCTCCAATAATTTTATCGGCATTTACAGGGTATGCGATATTACCCATAATAGCAACAACACTACTACCCGTACTATGATGCTGGCTGGGATATTGATTAGAATTACCGGAAACCCTACCGATCTTCCAGCCATTGCCCTCAATAACCGCATTAACGTGAGAGTATGAATGATCTTCCAGACTTTGACACACTCCGCCTTCAATGATTGGCTTCATTTTGAAGTAGTGAAAAATACGCTTAGACTTGTTGGTAAACTCAACAAAATCATATTGCTTAACAGCAAATGAAATTTCAAGACCATTAGGCTCATTAGTGTCACTAATGTTAAAAAGATTAAGACTAGGCACACCATTCTCATCCATAGCAGCAACATAAGAATACTTTTTGCCGTTATGATAAGAGGTTGTGCTAAAACTCTTGGTATAAGCAAACGGACTCTTACTGCCTAGCCCAAGACATCCAACAAAATCATTGCTGTCATTCTTATTACTAGCACCATAAGTAGTATACAGTTCCTCCATATCTTGCTGACTAAGACCAGTACCATAATCACGCACCGTAAAAGATGGGTTGGCTTGTGTAGGTAGAATCACCTTAAAAGGATTCTTGTTGGCAGCAGCGATATGGGCATCATAAGCATTTGTAGAAAGTTCACGAATAACAGCCATAACCTTATCGGAATACAAAGAGTCCGAAAGGATCTTGAACATTTTACTGGTCTGGGCAATAGTGAACTGATTACTGCTATCAAGACCACGGCTATGAATTTCAACGGTACGATCTGCCAACTTCATTGTTCTAAATCTCCAAAAAGTGAATTGTCCTGTGAGCCTCCAAGTATATCATCGGCAAACCGCCTTGTCAAGTTTTATTTTTTTTGTCTCCGATCACACACAATTTCCATCCGATCAGAATATCTATTAATCCAATATATCTAATATTTGGAATAGGTAATAACAACCACCACAATCCAATTCCAATATTAGCAATAGCCAGTAAATATATTATCCAGCTTGGTAGGTTTATCGTTTTACTTAATAGATATGATAACGGACCAATTAATAGCACCGCCATAAGCATAACAGAAACCAACAGAGCTAAACTAGCCATTAAATTTCCTCGTCATCGTCATCATACATTTCGTAATCTTCTGGCTCCATATCGTCTTCATACGGATTCCATTCGGTATTATATTTGCTTTCCTCGTCTTCCATATGGTCTTCCAACATTTCTGCGGCATCCATAATAATTTCAAATTCTTGTATCTTAAGCATAATCTCTTGTATTTTTCGATCCATATTTTTTAAGGTTTTTTTAATATCCAAAATATCTTTTTGATTATCTAGCTGTTTTATTTCTTTATTAATTTTTACTATCTCTTTAAAGACATCGTTGATATTCTTATCCATGCTTCACCTTAATTTCTTGTATTCTGGTATATCTCCATTGGCCAATATTTTTTGATCTTCATAAGAAGAGGCTGCTCTTCTATAAAGCTCTTGTTTAATATTCTCTAATACACCAGTAGCCATAGCAATATTCTTATATGATACTGTTTTCATAACGCCCATAATCACCCTTGAAAAACAATAATTAATACGTCCTAAATAATTAGCAAAATCATGAGGATTAAATAAAGAACACTTGCTATTTCTGATAGCATCCACCATTTGATCAATAGCGTAATCTAATTCTTGTCTTTCTTCTTCATTTATATATGGCATGACCGACCTCTTTTTGTGTAATTTATTATTATAAAGCTGCGTTTCTTTGTATTCAGGTTTATTTTTTATGGACAAATTTTTTATTTTTTCTTTTCCTAGATCTGGTTTACATTTATTTTCTAGAATTTTAGGCTTAAATTTGTATGTTAATTTTGATGCAATGTCCAATGAGGGTCATGTCATCAACAAGATACAAAATTATCAACACAAGGAAACCTTATTTACTCATCAAACATTAAGTATGATGTCAACCAATTTATTTGATTATATCAGAAATAATACTAAACCAATATTCCTGTACAGAGATCCCAAAGATAGTCTAATCAGTTGGTTTTTTTTAAGCAACAAAAACACACCTCCTAATATTTCTAATATCAAAAGTTTTTTGCGTTCTAGCTTTAAGCATTTTCCTAATAGGTTGTTATTGTGGAAATATCACGTATTAGAATATCAGCAATATATTATAGACAATAACTATTTGGTTATAAGATATGAAAATTTAGTACAGAATTTTAGTGAAACAAAAACAATGGTTGAAAATTATTTAAACACCACCATTCTTTTGGATTCTATTCCACCGCTTAAACAAGTAGATATGAGTAGAAAAGGAATTATTGGTGATCATCTTAATTATTTTGATAATGACACAATTAATGAAATAAATAGCGTATGTGAAAAAGAAATTAAGTTCATAGATAATTATCTAATATCCTAAACACATTTACACTGGTATCTTTTACAATAGCAACATTTTGGTCCCGGCTCAGGAAATCCCCAAGCATTACTATGAGGATCAAAACTTTCTTTGCCAGTATCTATGCACACGAAAAGTTTTTTTCTCCCTCTTTTAATATAACCAACATTAGTTTCGTGGCAATCCCAAAATTTTAACCGTGTTTGATTCCAGATATTTTCTACTAATTTTTGTATCTTAGGAAGATACGAACATTTATATTTAGTGTGTCCTAATTTTGCACAGTCTATATCCATACTTTCTAATGGCAACAGATTGGCTTTTTCGGTTACAAATCCCCACCCTGTTGTTGTAATACTGGGGGTCCATACCTCTAATAATTTTGGATCAAAATAGTATGGAATTTTACATAGGTCGGTTAGCGGTATTGGGGCGAGATCAAATCTTGATAGTTTTTTTTGAATATCTAATGCGTACTGAGCTTTATCTTTACGCTTAAAAGATTTGAAGCCTAATGTTTTATCTCCTTTGATTGGCAAAAAATCACAATATCCGCCACTATCATGCCATGAATCATCTACGAGATAATCGTTGTTAATCATTGTTAATAAGAATAGATGTGTGTCTCAGTCCCGGTTAAATCCTGAATAAAAGACACGGCCTGTTTTATGTCGTAAAAATCAGCAAGTACCTTTTTTGTTCTATTGGTTTCTTTTCTGTATACGGCAAACACCCTATAAAAAGGATCATCCAACGCTTCTTCATCAGCGTTAAGAAATTCTTCTGCTGTTCGTACTTCTTCCAGTATAGTCCCACCTTCATAATCCGGTAATTCCCTGCAAGTAACAATTTCAAATCCTTCTATCGGGGATTTTGGATTATTATTGGGAGTATAAGAATTAACTAGCTTACCATCAAAACTCATATTATTTTCCTTTCAAGCAAATCCGATTCGGGTTTTTTCGGTAGTGACAACAGTTTCTATATCTGAAGCGTTAAAGTGTTCAGTACAGTATGATCGTCCATTCCACCATCCACATTGATATGTTACGTTATTATTGGATGCGATTGATACGCTTATAATTGTACCAAACACATCATCTGCCAGCTTAACTTTAGTTCCTACATTATAAATTTCAAGAGTATTTTTGCTCATTTGGATTCCTTTGTTTTAAAACGTAATGGTGTATATGTATTGTAGCGTTTGCTTTTTCTTTGTCAACTGGAGGCAATATGAATAAAAAACATCATTATACCGAAAAAAACCTGTCTAAAATTTGTTCAGAATCTTTTAGTTACAGTCAATGTTTACAAAAAATGGGAATAGTTCCTGCTGGTGGAAATTATGCTATATTAAAAAAATACATCAAACTTTACAATATTGATATTTCTCATTTTACTTTACAGGCTTGGAATAGAGGTAAAACTCTGCCGCCAAAACGATCTTTAGAAGATTATCTCTCAAATAAAAAAGCCATTCAAAGCTATAAACTAAAAAAGAGACTCTTAAAAGAAAAAGTATTTCAGCATCAATGCAATAATTGTTGTAAAAATACTTGGTTAGGAAAACCAATTCCACTAGAACTACATCATTTAGACGGCAATAGTTTGAATAATAATTTAAATAACCTTTCTTTGCTTTGTCCCAATTGTCATGCTTTAACCGATAATTATAGAGCAAAAAATAAATAGGAGCAGAGGGAATCGAACCCTCACTGTATGGATTTTCGTACCACTATAGTTTTCACTACCATTGCTGTTTGTGGTCTGGACTTTACCTTAACCATAGTTATTTAAACTTTAGGTTCCTGCCGTCAAGTCTCTACACCTTCATATTTAATATGCTTGGCTCGGTATTAGCATTTTAAAGCCTTCACCGAATTTGACAGGTTCTACTTAAAAAGTTTCCTTTCTAGCACTCAATTTAACGAAAAAAGTCCATTGCCTCTGCCTGTTGGGCTATGCTCCCATATTCACCACCAACCATATTAGTTCACAGGATTTAATCTTGGAGGTTGCGTCCTTGACCAATATGATTGATGATGAATTTTAGGTAAATTCTTATGAGTTAGAATGAGCGGCCTTAAGGCGTCGAACAGTCTCAGCCATAGCCTCGACATTATCTACCGTCTTTGTTGGCTTGGCACGTTCCATAGCAGGAAGTTCCTCGCCTTTCTGAGCCAGAGCGGCCTTAGTACGGGCATAACGAGCCATAGTACTGGCAATCTTTTGACCAGTCTTAGCAGCAATCTCTGCATATGTTCTACTAGAAAATACCGCCTCCAAAAACTGCTCATCAGAACAACGAACTCTCTTCTGCTTTTCAGTAGCAATTACATCTGCCATAATATCAACCTCCAAACTAAACCAAACTTGTAAACAGGCTCAGTCGAGCGACCGATTACTAACCCGCTTACTCCTTTATTCTACAATCCTCTATCGGCGTTGTCAATACCCAAACTTGATTTTTTTGAGACAAAGCCTTTATTCTTTGCTTGGTAAAACTAGGGCAAGTAATAGATATACCCACAACAACAAGCTGCCAGTAAAAATAGTTCCAAAAATCCACAGAAGCCTAAGAATAGGAGCATCTATGCCTGTAGTATTTGCTAGTCCTCCACAAACACCTAAAAATACTCTGTTAGATTTGCTTTTGTGTAAACCCATAGTTAGCTTTCTGTGTTTTTATGTAAACCTATTTTAATGATAATATAGTGATCTTTTTCTGTTTCTAAGTTTTGTATATAAGATATTTTGCCTTTTCCCAAAAAACTATCACCAACCAATAGAAAAGGACCGCCGTCTATATTTGCAGAAGTTATAACAGAAGGATCAAATTGACAGCCAAATCTTACCCAATCAGCTTCTCCTTCTACTAAGTATTCGTATTCTCCGATTTGTGTAATTATTCTTGTGTTTTTACCTTTATCTGACCGTATACACGGACTCATCAAATGCCTCGCTGTCCAGAATATAGTCTTCATTATTTTGTGACGCCAAACTAATAAGAACGTCTTGTAGTCTATGATTTTCTTGCTCTAATTTAGAGATTATACTTTTAGCTTGAGATAAAGCGATAGATAGATATTTTACTTTAACAGCTAATTCATCAGCGACATAACCATTTATACTTTGGTTTTTCATTATGACCTCCATGAGAAGAAATGCCATAGTTATGTACTATAAATACACCGAATCTCTAGAGGTCTAAAGCAGAAAGGAATAATTTTAAGTCTTTTAACTGATGATTATCAAGCATGATTTGATCAGCATATGGTTTTTTGTGTCGCAAAACCTGCCAACAGTATCTTATTCTCTGCCAAAATGACATCTTATTACTATGAGACGCATAAGACTCGTATATAGCTAGATCTGCTAGTTTATATTCGTGATCATACTCAATCATTAAAATCTCACTACGACAATCACAAGGAATAAATAACGTTTTATTTTCTTTTAGATTTCTGATGTTTCCCATGTTTAAAAATCCTTTCGTAATTTTTAGCCCAGGTTTTATTGTCTACGCTTTTAGGTCTAGGTGCAGAACCCTTGCCGTTTTGACTCATGATTAATCCTCCAGAACATAACTCCAATAACGAGAATCCTCCTTACCCTGCAAAGCATCCCAATAGATCGATCTTGCTACATAAGATGGGACACTCAACCTACCACAGTTGACACTCCAGTGCTGCTCCATACGCTTGTACTTCTCGATACCTTGCTTACTTTTATTATAAGTCAAATGCTCCATGTTGTACAGTCTGAGTTGATGAACATCTCCGCACAAAACCCGTGCTTCGTTGGGATGGATCATTTCAAGAGCAAAACTAACTTTAGCCATGCCCAAACCAGTAATACGATTTACAATCTGATCACGTTTTTTTACATGATACTTCTTGGTAGTCAGATAAAAATCTTTGGGGTTAGACCAAAACTGTTGACTAAAATCCCATATATATTTGGTGCGATTATTATGTAGTCCAACACCAGAAGTGGCAAGTTTGTTTCTTAGAGTTTCTTGATCATCGATCCATTCGTCAAAATTCTTGATGGCTTGATAACCAGAGCAATTACCCTTCCAAGTAGTATGCACAGAGCAGTAACTAAAAAGATAACGCCTGAAAATATCAGCGGTATTCTGTGGCCGAACGGACTCCCAATAATCTTTGTAGGATACGATCTTATCTTTAGGAAAGTTTGCAAAAAATTCATCAGCCTTGCTCCTGCAATACGTTGTTTTCTTTTCCTTCTTTTCCAAAACGGTTTCCATAGTAGTCTCCAAAAAGTTTCTAATCCCGCGATCCTATCGATTCTACACTACTAGTATCGTCTTGTCAAGATCGTTTCTTTAGCCTGTTTTGTGCGTGTATGTCAGATCGTTCAATAAACCATTTTGCTTAATTTTAGCATAAGAGTCTTCCAATTCTTGATCGAACTCAAAATCTTCTCCTTTTGGTCTGTACTCTTTATGCTCTTTCCACTCTTTTGAGTAAGTAAAATTATGAAGATCATCAAATGGATATTCCGATTGTTTTAAACCTTCTATGCCGATAGAATTTAGTAAAGAAACAGTCTCATATTGGGCTAGGTCTGTTTGATTTAATATAACCATAGAGTGACCACTGTTTTTAGATACAAGCAGCTCATAAAAATTTGTTAAATTTGTTTCTAGGTTCAGTAAATTACTCTTTTCTTTAGTTTTGTAATCTAGATAAGAAATATTTTTTTTGATCATATTATTTCTTAATCTATGTTTATAGATACTATACATACAATCATTATATGGTCTCATTGTGCATATGAATAAAACATTGTTTGAGTGTTGTAAAATATGGTTAATCCACTGATGAAATATTTTTTGAGTATGCCAATAATATATGATGTCAGGATTTTTTCCAAACACAAAGTTAAAATCAGTAATGTTTAAAATATTTTTATGAAACTCAAAACAATGATTAGTTATGGCCCTGTAGCCTCCTTGCTTACTAAAAAACCTAGAAATATAAGTAGTTCCTGTTTTTGGCGGACCTATGCCTATAATTGTATTATACATCATTAAGCTCCGCAATATTATTTATGGCTTCTTTTTCTTTTAATGTCTGTTCCATCTCATCGGCCTTTTTTATAGCCTCTCTAATTTTAGAGTGCCACTTGTTGAGTTTGTTTATTGCTTCCTTAGATTTCTCCTCAGTATCGATAACCTCCTTATCTGAACCATAGTGATATTCCCAAGTTTTCCATCTTACTCTTGTTGTAGCCTCGCCAAATTTTAGTGCATTATTTTGGTCTCTAAATTTATATTTGCACCAATAAAACTCGTCATTGTAATAAACCACATCTCCCAATATCTCAAAATCATTAGGATAACCCAGTTCTGTAAAAATTTTAGATGCTCCAATACTCTTTACTCTGTCCTCTATTTCTTGAGTAAATTCTATTGGGAAAAAGATATTACTAATAGACTTTTCTATTATGACGCTTTTATAACCAAGCCATTCAGCGTTAGTAATAAATCCTATAGATATGCCTATCAACAAAATTAACCAGTGATAAAAAATAGACCTAAATATAATTTTATACATCAATGATATCTCCAGAATATATATTCTAGAAATACACCGGTATAATTATATTGTTCTTAAAGAACCGTGTAGTACCTTGAAGGTCGGAAATCTTAGAGAAATTCCACCATCTTGGTTTTGACTTTCGCTAAAGTATTGGACAGTAATAATCTTACCCAAGATCTTCTTAGGATGCTTATAAAAGTCCTGTCTCTGGTCAATGCTAAAACCGGAACCTACCCTAACAGGATGATTTTTGTGCATGATGGTCACACATGAGAGCATTGTCTCCTCACACTCTGCACCATCTTTTACATAGCGAAATGGCCCCATTTCAACATCAATAACTTCATATTCGTCATCACTAAAACTTTTATATTTTAGTAATTCTTTGCTTCGTTTGCCTTTGTATGGGGTATCTGCACGAAGCATAAGCCCCTCCCACTTTTCTTCGCTAGAATAAGAAATAAGAGATTCAAAATCATCGTCAGTGTCTACCCGTACCTGCTCTAGTAGACTCAGGCAATCACACTCATTCTTTTTCATAATCTCTCTGAGATTATTTAAGCGGATACTGAACGGTCGATTTTTTTCTCCCTTTTTACTATAGAATTCATCATGATTGATCATATCAAAAATTTTATAAGAGGGATTCTGGATGGTGTGATCTTTCTTTCGGAGTTCTTTCATTACTCCTTGAAAATCTTCATTGCCATCCTCATCTAGCAGACACAACTCTCCATCCAATACTACATTAGATATACCGAGAGCCTTAATGCCACCAGCAACAATATCCAGAGTTTCAAAAGTTTTTCCTGTGCGGGAATAGAAAGAAGCGTTACCATTATCGTCAACAATAGCAATACATCTAGCACCATCGATCTTCCTACTAACATACCAACCATCCTTCCAATCTACAATATTTGGATCGTACTTATCTGCCAGAGCAACACTAAACTCTGGAATATGATCTGGAATAGCCTTGTTGATAATCTTATCGCCAGCACGGGTCTTTAGGTCTTTATCAATGATACAGTGAATAAGTTCTTCGTATACTGGATGCTTATCAATAAAAGTATTCACAGCACCTATAGCATCGTGACCAGTAATGGTGCGACTTTTGAGATCATCAAGCAAATCAAAAAGATCGTTATACTTTTGTCCACGAAGCGAACTTTTCTTCTTTAGATTATCGCTAGTGACATGATATTGCCACAATGGATGGTAAGTATACTTGAGAATCTGTTTAGTAAAAGCAGCCGCAGATGAATTGTGGTTACAATAATCTTCAATAATATTTTGCTTATCAATAGTGCTGCTGGTAGCCCTAAGATCACGAACCATACCCCAAACATAATTAAAATCATGAACCATTTCCAAAGTCTCCTGTGTTTCCCCTAGCATATCACACTTATCGGCGGTTGTCAAGCATAATCTTTAATATTTGTACTTGTTGCTGTTTTTCAGTGCTTCCAAAACCATCTCAACGTCTGCTTGGCTATATGGGGTTTCTATGCCTAGTTGTTGATGGGTTTTCATTTGTTTGTATAAAATCTCTAATGCATCTAAAACTATTTGTAAATCATTGGGTTCTAAATAATATAGGTGATTATGTAGTTTCATTGGTGTGATCGGTAAAACTTTTATTTAATTCTTGAACAAGAGTTGAGCCTGTTTTGGGAAATAATCCAGGCACTAAACTATGTATGACAAGAAAAACCCCAGCCTGTATACATCTGATACCATGACCACAAGCAAATATAAAATGTGTTATATAGGTCATATTATTGTTTTTAAGATGATCTATGGATTTTTTGATCATTGGTGAAATATCTCCTAGACTAGAGATAAATACACCTATTGTCTATTTTTAGACATTATCAAATAGTTAACCGCTTTAATTAGTCCATCAAGATTATCTCCTAGTTTGCCTAGCCCAGTATTACACGGCTCACACAGCCAGCCGCGAAAACTATCATTAGCATGATCATGGTCTAAGCACCATTTATGGGGAATTTTTCCACAACACTCACAAGTTTCTGGTCTTGGTGGCGCTACTTTATGTAAGTGGCTTCTAATTTTGGAATGTTTTTTAACGCACTTTCTACATCTACTATCTAGATTATCTTTGTACATACTGTGTTTAGGAAAACTTTTTGGGTTTTTTCTTTTGCCACAATATGTACAAATTTTTCTCATATAATATTGGAGGCGGGGGAAGTCGAATCCCCGTCTTGCGATATTGCTAATTACATATTCTACAAGTTTATTTTGTTCATAAAATTTTAAGAAAAGTTAAAGAACAAACAACATTTACTTTTCCGTACCAACTAATCTCAGGCTAGAACCCGTTGGCTATCCTAGCAGCCGAAGGATTTTACGACAATCTTTTGAACGCTACCTTCATCGCTTTCTAAGATTGTTGCTGCTATTTATTAAGCAGCAAGGGCTAACTGATTTGTGCCAGTTAAAGCATTTAGTAGACTTTTAAAGTGGCCCGTCCACCAACCACTACTTGCTAACATAATCTTCTATATCCAATCGATACCTTTACGCCCCCTATGTTGTGTGAGTAATTGTTTTTCTAATCCCATTACTTTTATTGTGATTCGGATACGGATAAGGGTCAGGCATATCTATAATGATCGGTTGAGATTTTTTATCTAGCATCTTGCGTAGTCTATCATTCTCAGATTTTTGTAAAAGATTAAAACCTAAAGACAAACACAAAAAACCTAATACAATATAAGTGATCGGGTGAATTTTATTCATTATTGTTATTGTTAATTTGTATAGACTCTAAAATATCGTAACATTCTTTTAGTCTCTGGCTCATCTCTTCGCATTTTTTACACAATTCAGTCTCTAAATATTCCTTGATGCTATCTATTTCCAGTTTCAGTTGTGCTATTTGATTGTTTTTCATTATCTTTGACCCAGAAGATCATTTGATTAAGATCGTCATCCCAAGCACATTCTACCAAGCCTTTTGCTGCCAACTTCGACAAACCAGCCTCATAAAACCACTCCCTCATATCATCAAAAGAATTATTGAATGACTCTTCATCAATCAAATAATTACCGTCTTCATCTTGACCAAGACTATAGCCAATGATAATATCCTTGGATTGCTCTATAGTTATATATTCATCCAAATCTTCTGTGTGGTCTTCTGCAAACGAATTGGCTACGCTGACTCTAATCGACGAAGCATATCCATCCAAATCGGTTATCGAATAAATCTCATTGTCTGACATAATAATACCCCAAAATTAAATGAATCTAGAAACGTTTTGATCGCTTTTTTCCTTAGATTTATCTAAAAGTCTGTTAATTGTATGTTGCATAGTCTGTTCGCCTCTTGGCAGCCATCTTTTATCCTCATAAAGAGCCGTTGTTATTTGAGGAATCCAGTGCTGATAAGCGACATCGAATTCCTCTGGAAAATACTCTTTAATAATTCTTTCAATATGAAATAGACTACTGGTGATTTGATCTCTATAGTCAATTAATTTATTTAAATGATGCTGCTGCTGATTGGTTAAACTCATGAGACAACTTCTTTTTGTTTAAGTTTCAAAAGTTTATGCTTAATCTTCCAAACCTTGGTTTCTTTGTTCTGGATATCCGGTCCCATGTAAATATGACAAAATCCAGCGTGTTTGTCAAGACCAAAAGCCCTAATACCATGCTCATCAATACTATCCACCACAAAACGACCGCGATATCCCATTGGTATAAACTCACCCTTAGCAACATAGTATGGACCGCCAGCCACTTTGATGCGATCACCCTTTACTAGTTCTTTCCAATTAAAATCTCTGATAATTTTTGTGTTTTTGGCTTCTTTACTTTTTGCCTTAAATACAAAAGGCGTATTGCAGTTTTTACAAAAATATGCTCTCGGCCCCGTTACTGTACCGCATTTAGGGCAAGCCTTTTTACCTTTGCCAAGTCCCATCGTGTTTCTCCTGTGATTTACGAATACTATCCAAGTATAGCACAACTATCGTCATTGTCAAGAGCGAATCTTGAAACAAAATCTACTAGAACCCTCTTTTAGATTTAAGGCTTGGGTCTTTTTTGTCTTTATCCGGTATGATATTCAATATGCCAGCATTATAATGACAAAAATAGCTGGCATAAATTCTTTTTTTTGTTAAGTTATCCTCTTCAAATTCAATATATACATTGATTCTGTATCTATTATCATAGACATTAATAATTTTAGTCATCAAAAAGTTCTTAGGCTTCTCTACCTGCTTAAACAAAAGACTTTCTATTTCCAATTCCATTAAGAGTGTCCTTTCTCAAAGTTAGTCATCAACACAAGATGTTCGCTACTATTATCTGTAAGGTAATAAGTGTCACAAGTTGACTCTTCACCTGTTGTGGCGTCATATATTTTTATAGGATTATTCCAGTCCAAACTACCAACACTATGTATACTGTTGGCCTGTTGATGTAAAAAGTTATATAGTTCTAACCAAGTCATTTTATTCATCTGGCTCTCCTATTGGCTCTATCAAGTTTACGAATAGTTTCTTTAGCATTAGCAGGAACCATAACAAGTTGTGGTGCTGTTTTATGTCCGTAATCCATCCAGCCGACAGCACGTTGTTCAGTAGAACAGTCCTTGCAAACCATAGGGCGATTAAATTCAGTCAAAAATTCTAAACGATCATTATCGATCATGCTTCTACAGTATCGGCACAGCACGTTAAACCTCCGTTGTGAAAGGAATGTATCGTGTTTATACCATACTATCGGCGTTTGTCAAGCCGTTCTTTAAAGTTTATGACCACAGATGGTGACGAATTTTAATAAGCTCGATCAGCATATTAGTGTCTTCTTCATCGTAGTCTTTTTCTATTTTCTCTAATTTAGTTAAAGATCTTTTGCGTTTGGTTGTATTTGTGGATGAAAACTTAAAAATATCATCGTCGTCTTTAAATGTATCATTATACCCACTAGCAACGTACGGATCCAATCTATTGGGTCTTTTGTTTTTCCACCATTCATATAGTTTTTGTATCTGTCTTGAAGATTTGGCTTGTTCTGTTAATACTCTTTTTCCTTGATCGTTTTTCTCTTTGAGGTTGTTGGCCCATTCAAAATAATCATGAGCAGCCTCCAAGCATCTTCCTTTTTTAGTTTTATATTTATTCTTATTGAACCACATCATATTAGCTGCTAATTCTATTTCTACAAAATCTACTAATTCAGTAAATAAGCCATGAAGCATTTTGTCATCAATCTCATAATATTTTCCTGGCTTAAAACCTGTTTGAATCACATGTGTTTTATCTATCCAACGATTACGAATGTAAATTTTAATGCTGTAATAAAGATCAGAAGGATAGTAAGCTATATTTTGTAACCATCCTAAAAATGTATCACTCAGCCAAAACCTAAATGGTCTTTTCTTTTTTTGCTCCTCTTTCCATTCATCCCACTGCCCCCACTCCAGAGCAAACGGCTTCTTCTCTCCCCTAATCCAGTCAGCAAATTTACTGCAAGTCCAGTAATGCGTTCTTTGTCTTAGCATAATATTTCCCTTTGGCATATCTATAAAAATATTGACTATCTATAGCGATATGGTCGCCATCGCTATTTGCAAAATTATTATCACCTATGCTCCAATAGACATCATCCAAACCTACTGCATGAAGAATTTTGTCACAATTTTCACAAGGCTTACTTAATCTCATTCGTCCATCTCGTCCAATTCGTACCACAACAATTGACAAATTAGTATCAATGGAATTATAGCGATCAAGTAATTGAGAAATAAGATGAGATTCAGCATGAACATAGGGAAATTCTTTATATGTAGGAATATTGAATTTTTGCCCCATTCTTAAAGCCTTAGCATTAACCTTAATCGGGTTATTTTGGCTGAGACAAACGGGACGATTACCATCAAACGCTATTGCAAAATGATATCTTCTTTGAAAAGCATTAGGTACAAATCTATCATAACACAGTTTAATCGCTGTTTTCAGAATTTTCATCTTTATCATTGCCAATATTTTCCAAATCCTTTTTGACATAAACACTATCATTGTCTGGCATAATGTCCCACTGCTGCCTATACAAAGGAGGCATTGGCATTTTTTTAACATCTTTGCTTTTGGGAGTTTCGGGATTTAGAGGTATCTTATTAGGTTCTTCCATTATTAATTCCTTATTTTGAGGCCAGCATATATAAACCTATGTTAGCACTTGCATAACCAAGATAGGTAATAAGCATTGGTATATTTTTATGATTATATCCCTGGTCATATGCAACAAAAAGATAGATTAACCCGGTGATTATAATTAAATTTGCACTCATTTGTTCAAATCCTACATAAATGAAATTTAGGTGTATGTATTATACACGAACACACAGGAGTAGTCAAGATGAAAAAGTGCCATCAGTGTTTATTAGAAAAAGAAGATCACGAATTCCGTCCAAGAAGATGCAATCAATGTAAAGTTTGTGAAAAACAATGGAAAAAAGAATGGTATAACAAGAATAAACAAAAAATATCTTCTCAAAGAAAATTATATCAAGAAAAAAATAAAGAAAAAATTAAAGAAACTAAGAAAAAATATTACTTAAACAATAAGGAATATATAGACAAAAAAAACGCAATACATAGATCAAAAAATAGAGAATATCTAAATAAAAAATCTAATGAATATTATTATGCTCATAAACAAGAAATCAATCAAAAAAGACGTCATTATTTATGTAACAATATTCAAGCAAAAATAAAACATAATTTGAGAACAAGAATAAATTTGGTATTGAGAGGCAAAATAAAATCTGGATCTACTATTGATTTATTGGGGTGCGACATTACATTTTTTACTAAATATATAGAAAGCAAATTCTTGGTTGGTATGAATTGGAACAATCATACTAGAAATGGTTGGCATATAGATCACATTAAACCTTGTGCCAGTTTTGATTTAACTGATCCAGAACAACAAAAACAATGTTTTCATTATACTAATTTGCAGCCATTGTGGGCTGCTGATAACATCCGAAAGTCGGATAAAGTTCTTGATAATGAGCAATAGCTAAATCTTTTTGTTTAATTTCAAAGTCCAAATCAAACTCTAAACCATAGGTATTGATAGATTGGGTGGCGTAATCAGCGTGTTTACGAGGATTATTACCTGGTGCTGATTCTGAGTAGTGGAACAACGGCTGATAGTTTTGCCATGTCATATAACATTCTTCGATAGCCTCTCGCTCTGTCATAAAGTCTGAGTGGCAAGCATGATGAAGATAATCGAAGGTGATAGGTATATTGGTTTTACTATGGAAATCGTCTATAAGTTGTCGAACGCTCCAGCAATTAATTTTATCGTCATTTTCTACTACAAGTCGCTTGCGACAATTCTCGTCTAGTCTGCTAAAATTTGTCATAAATCTAGCCACAATGTCCTCATTGCTGCCTTGGCGATTGTTGATATGAATATTAATAGGGGTACAATAGTCTGCACTAAGACCAAAACGATCCATTAGGCCACTCATAAGATTTAGTTCTTTGATAGTTTTTGATACAGATTGTTCATTTGTAGAGGCCAATACATTAAATTGGTCAGGATGTGCTGATATTCTTATTTTGGTACGCTGAATAGTATAATTAATTTGATCAAAAGCGTCTTGAATAAGACTATAATTAGGAAGATCGGAAAGGTCTACATTCGCTTTGTCATAACTAATCAGAGGCATTAGATCGCTACTAAGACGATAGCACCAATTTTTGTTGGCGCAATATTTGATAATGTCGTTCGTGGCGATCATATTATTCAAAATTCTGTCCCCTAGAATCTCTAGGGCTTCGTCACGCGACAAACTATTAAAACGCTTGAACGTTAGAGTTTGAAATTTAACGGGAGGATCACGCTCCTGCAACGCCAATGAAATACAACACAACCCCGGCTTAATCATAAAATACTCCTATGTCTCGTCATTGTATCCTATTATCGGCCATCTGTCAAGATAGGCTTGAGTCTTTTTGGTATTCAAGCAACAATGCCGTTTTCATTTGATCTGTCAAGTTATTCTTGTCTAAATAATATGATAAATCATTATGAAAAATATTAGACATATGAGGCAATACTCTGTCGGAATAGATTGGATTTACTGGTCTTTGTCGTAACTCTAAATTAATGTGATAACTCCAAAGATAAGCATTAACTGCTCGTTTATACTTATCTATATCAAAATCTTCTATAGGATTATTTTGTACAAGTTTTAACACACGTTTCTCACAATCATGTTCTAATAGCAGAATAGTATGCAGGCTTTTTTGTAAATCTTCTGCTGATGCAACCATATCTGGCTTGGCTATCCAATCAAACAAAATATCATAAAATTCTACAGAACTTTCCCAAAATTCTCTATCGTTTTTCCATTGTAGAAAATGACAATATTCGTGAATAAATATTTCAAAGCCCATAGGATGTTTCATGGCTACAACAAATTCCTCTTCTCCTTCATCATTGCCAAACCACCCACCATATCCATCGATATTAGTTTTATTGTGTAGCAATACTGAAAAGTTATGGGACAACAAATCCCTAACCGCTTTAATGATGAAAGATTGTTTTGTGTCCATACTTCAATAAAAGTCTTATTATTCTAAGTCAATGGATTTGGTGATAATTTCTTTATACTTTATGTAAAATCTATTCAGCTCTAATTCACAATTATTGATCTTAGCAATATCCTTAATGTCATTTATAACCGGACATCCCCAATCAGATAATACAAGATGTCTAGAATCTATAGGAATAATACCCACCGAACAGCCCTGCACAAACGCAGGAACAGCATAATGAACCCTTCCAGACAAAACATTATTGGCGCTTTTCATAATGTCTAATGTTTCGATATAATTATTAACTTTTTTTGGTTTTAATCCTAATTTAATTGCTGTTAGTAAATCGCTTTCCTCAGAACAGTATACTATTGGATCGTATGTTTTGTAGTACGCGAGACATATATCGTAAAATTTTTCTAGCTTGTCTTTATTTGTCCAATCCACTGAAGATATTGTTTTTGCTGGGTCGCACCATACCAAAATATTGGTTTTTTTATTTGATCCATCTGGTTTAAGTCCGTAAGCAAAGTAAGCAGGACATGGCAACTCATGGTATTCTAAGTCCGCATTACTAATAATTTTACTGGCTAGACTATCTCTTGTTATAATAGTTGTATTTTGATATAATTGTCTTATGCCATCAACCTCTTCTTCTCTGTATAAAATATCGTGTTTTTTATTTAGTAAATCTAGAGACAAACAAGAACCAATGCCACAAAAAACTTTAGGAGTATCGGTGTGATAAGAAAATATTGTTTGTAAATTTTTGTATTTAACAGATCTTTGGAAATTATCCCATAACCAAGGAGTACCACACACAATAATGCCGTTAAATTTAGTGTCTGTTATGATGTCCTCATAAGACATTTGATTATTGTCTTTTAAAGTCTGATATTTCAAAATAAGCTGGTCAGCATAGATTTCTTCCAATAAGTTTTTTATTCCTTGGATAATAACGCCGTCTGTCGATCTAAATCTTTCTGGACCTATTAGTAAAAATGTTTTCATACTTGTTCTATCGAGTAAATTTTCAATATATTAAATTCTATAGCATTCTGCCACTTAAAATTATCAGACGCCTCTTCTATAGAATGTGCGTCAATAACCTGGCTAATTAATAGCGTCTGTTTAGTTGTATCGCTAGATTCATAAACCTGAGCCGTAATATTATACTGATTCATTATTCCACCCTAAAGCCTCAGATGTGATAGGAAATTGTTGACAAAAAATATCTTTACACTGATTAGCAATGTCCATATGTTCTTTTTGGGTTCCGTTATTAGATCTTAATTGTATCCAATGAATAAAAGAACGAACACTACCAGACATATAAAGTCTCGTAGGAGTAGCCAAAGGCAAAACAAATCTTGCACACTCTTTTGCTATCCCGTCTTTAAGCATATCATCATATATGGCCTTAGACTTAGCAAAATGTTCACGAATTTTTGTTCTCCACTTAACTTTGATTTCATCTTCTACATCGTCTATGCTGTTTTGTCTATTCTTTGTGTCTTGTCTTCTTAATTCAAATAATGGAATATCTTCAGATAGCAATGTTGTGTCAGCATATCTCTGAGAGAACTCTTGGTATGTAAAAGATCTGTGTCTTAAAATCTGAGCAGCAAGACCTCTGGTTGTGTTTATCTCTACCGTCATAAACCCTTGCTCAAAAATACTCCAGTGCTGGTGATCTATGCAATACTTTAACAACCTGGCATAATTTTCGTTGTCCTGTCCTTTTGGGTTTGACACCCTCGCACAATAGGCCATTAATTTTTCTGCGTCTGGAGTTACTGAAATCAGTTTAACATTCATAGTTGTTCCTCAGTATATGAGATATCAAATTCCTCTATTGGACAAAGCTCAACATTCAATTGACCACCCCTAGTTCCAAATGCTATAATATGCCCTGCTTTTTCCCAAATCTTATATTCCTCAACCGTCATTCTTTTTAATGGTTTATTTTTAGCGTTGTGTCCATCCATATACGCCTCAAAAACTTCTGTACCAACATCAAACCATTCGTGTTCTTTTGATATTAGTCTAACGTACATCTCTATCATTCCATAATTTAACTATTTTTTCCCACAAAGGCTTGAAAAAGTAAACCGCAATATACGCTATAATACCATTAATAGCGGAACCTATCAAGCTAGCCAAAGTTATAGGAACCATCTGTATCCTAAATCTTTTACCATCCTTCGATTTCATGACTGATATCCTGCTGAGATTGTTTTTCTTTGTATTCTAGCTGATATTCAAGATGAGCGTTATCTGTTATATGATTATATATAGCGGTTGCTATTTTGCTTACACTAGTTGCGGTGCCATTGATAGTTTCATCTTCTATCTTAAACCAAGTATAGTGATAAGAGTTTGTGGAGTCAGCCAATTTCTTTCTATCGGCTTTATAGCCTTGTTCTTTCGCCCATGTCTTTACCTCTTTCCACAGCATTACATATCTTCTCCAACGGGAAAACTGATAATATCCCAACCCAAATTATTAATATCTTGTCGCACTTCTTCTGTTACGAAACTTTCGTCCACATAGCCATCTGTAGAACCAATGCCACTACAATACCAATCTATATAATCTCCTTCTTCTCTAAGATTAGCAATAATACCCCCGGCACTTCTCCAAGAGCAACTCCATTTTTGATTATTTTTAATGAATTCGTTATTACATAAGGCGGCGTATAGATTTTGACTGTATACATCAGAAGCCTTACATTTATTGGCTATATTTTCTGAGTATCTGAGATCATACTCTAAAGAGGTTCCTTCTTTCATATATGGCATAGCGTCTTTTCTTTTATATTCATCTATGTATTCGTTCCATTGTTTTAGTTGTTCTTCTGTGATATGTTTATCTTCAAAACTTTTTTGTCTCATCGATCTCATAAACTCAAATCTCTGAGGGCTTGTAAAATATTTGTCGTTCATTTTTGCATTTCCTCTAAATAATTCGTATATTTACGATATTCAAAACCGTCGTAAAACCCTATTCGATAAATTTCTTTAATGGTTTGTATATGATCGAATGTATCAAAAAAATCTTTATTATTCTTGGCCCAATTAATCCATGCTTTTTCAGCATCATCCTCGTCTTCTAAGTCACCAAAATATAGATTGCTATAATTGTATACAGCAGATTGCAAACCCGTATTAACCACAACGAAATTGACATTATTAATATGTCCGTCATTACATCTGGTAACTTCTACATCAGCAACAACTAGCGGTTGCATAAAACAATTATAAAGAGTATCTCCTTTGGATACGTCTATAGCCAAATCAAGTCTCATAATGTTTCTCCGAAAATTTATTGTATAGAAGCATCACCTGCTCTATTACCTCTGGTTTTTTGATTAGACCCACTACTGTTTCTTCATCATCTAGTATATATGATTGTAGTTCGTCATACAATAGATATTTGCAATATCCTTTGTCTAAAAGGTGTTCCAAAGCATATTTGATATTTTCTAAGTTAGCATCGAAAACTTTGTTAATTTCACGAGCATAAATGTGGTTATAAGCATATAACGCATGATTGAGTTCGTGGTTTAGTGTATCTTGATCGTTTGCTCCTATGATATAAAACTTATCTTGAGGAGCGTTTGTAAATAATCCTAATAAGTTTTGTTCTTCTATGGTGAGAGGATCAAATAAACCCTTTTGGAAAGGCTCTAAAACATAGCTGTGTATATTAAATCCAGACCAATCGGTTTCATACGAAAACCATCCGTACTGTTGTTCGTACCAATATTTATATTGTCCTAGAGTAAAAACCTTTCCTCTGAACTGATCGTTGGGGCTTTCGTAATATTCTTGAAAACGCAAAAAAGATCGTGCCAGTTCTCTGGTACAATCGGCACTAACGCAAAAAGAATTGTATGGCGTTTTTCTGATATATAACATTATAGCCAAAAATAACAGACTAAATATATGATAATCACCACAAGGATATCTGCTATCCAAAAACTATCGAATTTAGGTTGTTTCATACCTGTGTATTATAGACCACATAGTTTGTTTTGTCAAGAGCGGGAGAAGGGACTTGAACCCTCAACATAAAGATTGGAAATCTTTCACTCTGCCATTGAGTTACTCCCGCTAATCATCATCTTCACACCTTAGCAAATCTATTGGCTTGTTAGGATTAGCCAGTATAGATATTGTGCCATCACTATAAAGAACTTTATATATGTATATAGTTTTAACTGTTGGGTCTTTTTGTAACTCCTCTATCATTATTTCTGTATTGTATTCGCTTAGTCTGGTTCGACTTTTGGGTAAGTATTCTTTGTATTCTTTACCCATACTTTTATATATGTAGTACATACGCCCATCACAAGGACTATTTATTGTACTACGAATGATCATGTTATTCTCTTTGATGTACAGTAAAGTGTTTTGACATACTATTTAAGCTATTGAATATGGTTTGATCTGATCGTCTAGTCCACTCCATATTATTAGCCCATATTAGTAAAAATACACCAATGCCTATCTGCCAGTTATTGTAGCCGATAATACCAAATCCACCAGCCCATAATGCTAGTTCTAATAATAGTTTCATTTTTACACATCCCTATGTTTTTTAGAAAAGAGTTTTTGAATTTCTTTAAAGCTAAATGGCTGACCAAAAGGTTTGCCATAATTAACACAATTATCAACGCCAACATCCAATACCCTTCTATCAGACGCCCTATCTTCCGCATCAAATTTAGAATGGGAATGACCATAAGTATGAATACTGCCTTTATGGCTTGATGCCCATACTTTGTGGCAGTAATGTGACATAAATATTTTTTGATTGCAATATATTATCTCTTTAACATCTTGGACACTACTAAATCCCTGAAGATCGTCCTTATAATCATTACGACGGTCATGATTACCCAAGATTAAGTGAACGTCTTGACAAACTATTCTTGATCTATATTCTATAGGCTTTTTGCCCTTAAAACAAAAATCTCCCAGTATATATAGAGTATCCTCTACTCCGACAACTTCGTTTATGTTGTCAAGTATAGTTTTATTCATATGGTGGGCATCGTTAAATGGACGATTACAATACTGAATGATCCTTTGATGTCCCAGATGTTGATCCGAACTAAAGTATATCACCTATACATCTCGTCTAATTTTTTCATTATATTGATATAAACTTCTGGTTTTTGATGAATCTCAATACCATCGGGACCATAATCCAGCTCATTAAGTTTGTCTTGCACCAAATTTTGTAGTATTTCTAGTTCTTTGTTTGTGAGTTTCACTGAAAATGTCCTTTGTCCTGAATTAACTTCTGAATATTTAGTATGTTCATACCTACAACCTCACCCGTATCAAACGATATGTGAAGTTCTATGTTGTTGTTTAAAGTTTTTGTGTAACAAGCCTCATCTTTAAAATAAGCCTCTATACTGTCCATGTCTTCGTTATAGTAAGCATATGGCTGGAAGCAACCAGAGCCACCATATGTTTCTGCTAGTTTAAGCATCTCGTCTAAGAATTGTGATGAAGTAACCGCTTTAACGTCGCCATAAACTTGTTCTACTGTCATATTATATTTGTCTCCTTCAATACTTCTAGTATAATCTATAGCTATATTCCAACTAGGATTGACAAAATTGTTTTGACACATAGGATTGTTATATTTGCCCCAGTTCATCTTGTCATAAAGATGTTGCAAACTTTCATCCAAGCCCTCAAGACTTTCATCAAGAGTCTTGGGTGACATCCAATCGAACAAACTAAAGAAACCTTTTAGGAAACTCATGACCTTCTCCATATTCTACATCTGTAGTATACTTTTTCATACTGTTAATGACGCTAATTATTTTTCCTAACAACACACAATTGTCCTCATGTCCGCTTGTTAAGTATTTGTCCCAAATCTTACCATTAACCTTAAAATCTTCATACAATCCTTTAAGTTGATTTAGATTGTC